TCCGACGCTTACGCGAGACTACATCAATCAGGAAACCGAGTTTGTCGTCACGGCAACGAAGGCGACGGCTGCGGAAACGATGCAATTGGAATCGCTGATTATCAAACTGTTTTAGCAATAAACCCTACCGGACGGGGCGATACACCGGGCCATTAATCCTTGGAGCAATCCATGCCTGAAGTGCAAGAGCAGGTCGTTACGCCTGACCCAAACGTAACGCAATTGTCCGAAACTCCTGTTGATGAAGTCGAACAGGGGGATGCCGTCGCGGCGGACACGACGGAAACGGTCGCGGAGACCGACGAGCAGAAGAACGAACGCGAGATCAAGGCGCAGCAGGAACGCACTGAGAAGCGGGCGCGCGGCGTGCAAAAGCGGATGGATGAACTCACCGCTGACAAGCACGCGGAGCGCAGCGCCAGGGAAGCTGCAGAAAAGCGGTTCGATGAATTGCTGAAGGTGACGCAAGGCAAAACAGTGCCCGCGCCATCTGACGCCGAACCGCAGCGCGGCCAGTTCGACGACTACGAGAAGTTCATCGAAGCCCGTGCGGAATGGCGGGCCGAGAAGGCAGTAGAACGGCGAATGGCTCAGCATACCCAGAAATGGGACGAGCAGCTACAGCAGCAGGAAGTGCAGCGGCAGGCGCAGACAATTGCTAACAACTTCCAACAGAAGTTAGCTGAAGGGCGCAAGTCGATTCCTGATTTTGACGAGGTGATCGCAGATTCGCAGGATATACAGATTGGCAACGCCTTACCGGCTATTGCCAGTTCGGACAATCCTGCGGCATTGATGGTCTATCTCGGCAAGAATAGGGATGTAACTGCACGCATTGCGGCTATGCCGCCCGTACTTGCAGCACTTGAGATCGGCAGGATCGAATCAAAACTCGTTGCCTCTCCGCAAGTGTCCAAAGCGCCTTCCCCAGGCAAACCGGTAGGCTCTAAACCCGGCTCGGCATCCGAGCCGCCAGAGGATATCGAAGGCTATATGGCTTGGGCGAAGAAAAACATGAGGTGAAGTAATGGCTAACGCATATCAGAACCCGGTGATGTATACCAATGAATGCCTGCGCATTCTCAAGAATGAGATCGTGCTTGGCAAGACGGTATCCCGGGCGCAGGAAGATCAGTTTGGCAAAGACGCGATGAAGATCGGTGACACGATCAACATCCGTCGCCCGGCGCGGTTTACGGTTTCCAGCGGCGCGGCCTTTTCGGCGCAGGATTACACGGAAACCAGCATCCCGCTGGTCGTCAACTCGCAGAAGCATTGCGACACGTCGTTTACGTCGAGCGACCTGACGTTGAAGATGCAAGACTTCAGCGATCGCGTGCTGAAGCCGAAGATGGTGCAATTGGCGCAGCAGATCGACATAGACGGCTATGTGAACGCGAAAAACACCGTCGGCAACTTGACGGGCACTTTTGGCACATCGCCCAACAACGTGTCGTTCCTGTTCGACGTCGGCAAGAAGCTCGATGACTTTTCGACCCCGCGAGATGGGAAACGCTACATCGCCCTGGATCAAGGTTCTACGGCTTCGCTGGTCACTTCAATGACCGGATTTTTCAATGCCGTGCCGGCGGTTTCATCGCAGTTTACTGAAGGCGTGTTCATCGAGGGAACTAATACCGTGGGCGCCAAAATCGCCATGTCGCAGAACATCGCACGGCATACGGTCGGTCCGCTGGGAGGTTCTCCAGTGGTCAACGGTGCTGCTCAAGGCATCGCGGTCGGCTGGGCCAATACCGGCTCGCTTATCACGAACGGCTGGACGGCGGCAGCGGCGCAACGGCTGGCGGCGGGGGATGTCTACACCGCAGTCGGCTGCAACAGCGTGAATCCGGTGACGAAACAGAACACCGGGCAATTGATGCAGTTTTGCGTGGTCGCCAATCAGTCGTCCGATGGCGCGGGTAACCTGACGATCCTCAGTTCACCGGCGATCATCACGGCGGGGCCATTCCAGAACGTATCGGCCAGCCCGACCAACGGCGGTGCAATTGTCGTCAATGGGACGGCGGCGACGGCGTATGCGCGCAATCTGGCGTGGCATCAAGACGCTTTCGCATTGGCTGTCGTGCCGTTGATTGACTTGGCGTTTGCCGGCGGCTGGGGTGCGGTGCGCTCGCAGGATGGGTTTAGCCTGCGCGTGTTCCGTCAGGCCGCGATCTCAACGGATACGGTCGGCAATCGAGTGGATTCCCTGTACGGATGGGCAACGCCCTATCCCGAGCAGGCAACGCAACAAGTCTCGGCGTAATCCTTGGGGTAGTCTTTGCGGGCGGGCTTTCGGGTCCGTCCGTTTTTTTAGGAGCAACGATGGAAAACGAAATCGACTACAGTGCAGTTCCTCCCCAGCCCGCGACGACGGCGCCGCAGCAATGGCGTCCGCCGCGGCATGTCTACTTCGGCCCGAAGGATCTGCAGACCGGGCAAATGCAGGATGAGCCGGCCTATGTTCATGTGGAATGGCCGAGGATGATGTATCGCAAGGACAACGGCAAGGTCATTGCGCGGATAGTTAATTCTCCAGTCGAATTCAATGCGCTGGAACAAAGCGGATGGGAAAAAACATTGGAAGCGGTTGGCATTATCAACGCTCCATCGCAAGAACAGATCCTCGCCGCCGCGGGCGCGTCCATCGACGTCGCCGATGTGAAGCGTGGCCCAGGGCGGCCAAAAGGTAGCTAACAATGGCGATCCTTGGCGTTGATATTGTCACCGATGCGCTATATCAAAACGGGGCGCTAGGGCAGGGTGACAATCTGTCTGATGCCGATGCGCAACTTTGTCTGCGCCGGCTGAATCGGATGTTGGATTCGTGGTCGAATGAGAGTCAGATGGTTTTCGCTCTGACCGAGGAAACATTCGTCATGACTCCTGCCCTCGGCCAATACTCGACTTCGTTGCTGGCGCTTGGGCGCCCAATCGAGATCATGTCGATCTTCGTGCGCCTGTCGAATATCGACTGGGACATCGAGTTCATTGATTATCAGACCTGGGGCGCGATCGCATACAAGCCGGTCACGTCGGTCCCGCAATACTGCTACGTTGACACCGACTATCCAGACATGACCATGAACTTTTACCCGACGCCCTATGCCGGGTTTACCTGCTTCGTCACTAGCAAGCGGGCGCTCGTAGCGGCGCCGATCACGCTGTCAACAAACGTGACCTTGCCGCCTGGATACGAAAAGGCCATTGTCGATTGCTTAGCAGTCGATTGCGCGCCGTCGTTCGGGCGCCTGGTAACGCCTGAAATGATGCAGGCCGGCACATCAGCACGGGCATGGATCAAGCGCACGAACTATATCCCCCTGACGATGGAAACCGGCCTTGAGGCGCGGCACGATCCGAGCAACGGCTTTATCTACCAAGGCTGGAGGTAACAGGTGTCAAACGCATTCCAGAATGTTTCACGCATGACGCAGCCAGAAGCAGCGTTCCCAATCCAGCCTTACGAGGATGTAATTTTTGTCGAGCAGGAGATCGAGAGCAAGACAGCATCAGGGCTGATCCTGGCTGGCGAGTTCGCCAAGCTTCCGGCGGGCCGCGCGGTAGCGGTTGGGCCGGGGCGCACGTTTCAAGCGTTCATGGACGCCAGCGGACACACCAGCGCGGCAGTCTTTGTCCCGACGACTACCAAGGTCGGCGATTACGTCGTGTTCGGGCGCTATCAATCCGGTGGCGAGCCATTGGAGATCAATGGCAAGCGTTATCTGATGTGCCGCGAGGGTGATCTAGCTGGGCGCTCGGCAGATGGGAATCCGCTCATGGTTCGCGTCATCAAGGAGTAAACGTGCCGATTGTTCCCTTGCTTGACGTCGGGGAGGGGTACAAGTCGCGCACGGTATCAGCGCAACGACGAGTCAATCTATACGTCGAGATCCAATCTACCCCGGACAAGTCATCTATTGTCATGTATGGCACCCCGGGGCTAACGCAGGCTATTGATTTCGGCACTGCTCCGGTACGTGGCGCATGGGCAGTTGGGACATATGCTTACATCGTCGCCGGCAGTCTGTTTTACAAGGTATCGCCAAATGGGTCATTTACATGGAATGGGACGCTGGCAACAAGCGGCGGTCGTGTTTCCATGTCTGACAATGGAACGCAGGTAATAATCGTAGATGGGACAGCGGGCTACTTATTCAATCTTACGACGCTGGTATTTTCGACGATTACGGATTTAAATTTCCCGAATGGCGCATCATCGGTTTGTTTTTTGGCCGGATACTTCATCGTCAACAAGGCGGCTACGGGACAGTTCTGGTGGAGCAATGTTTACGATGGTGCGACTTGGAACGCGCTGCAATTTGCCACGGCGGAATCGAATCCAGATGATCTAGTGGCGGTGTCGGCAGATCACGGCGTCTTGTATTTGCTGGGCGTGAAGACAACGGAATTCTGGGCGCCATCGGGTGATACAGCAGTCTGGCGACGAGTGGGCGGAGCTGGCATCGAGTGGGGATTGGCGGCGCCGTGGTCGTTTGACAGATTCATGGACCATGAGATATTTCTCGCAAAGAATCGCATGGGTCAATATCAGGTCGTCGTATTGCAGGGCTATACCGCGACCTCGATATCTACGCCGGAAGTGACGCAGAGCATGAACCAGCAGACCTCTATTTCCGGGGCATCTGGCTACAGTTACATGCTCGACGGGCATCCGTTCTATCAGATCAATTTCCCGGCAAAGTCATATCTCTATGATGGACTATCGAATGCCTGGAGCGAAGTTTCGTCTAATGGCGGGCGCCACTTCGGCGAGTTGAGATTCTCATTCCAGGATAAACCATATGTCGCCGACTATCGCAACGGGCTAGTTTACCTGGTTGATGCTGCGGTCTATACCGACAACGGAACAGCGATTGTTAGAGAGTGGGAGACAAAACACGTTTTTCATGATCTCGACAGATTGTCAGTTTACGAATTCCAGGTGGAATTCGAGCCGGGTGTCGGGCTAGTTACCGGGCAGGGAAGCGATCCGCAGGCGATGTTGCAGATCAGCCGCGACGGCGGTGCGACTTGGGGAGCGGAATTGTGGTCGAGCATCGGCATGATGGGCGCCTATATCAAGCGGGTGATTTGGCGCCGTTTGGGACGAGCTCGCGATTTCGTCTTCCGCGTGCGGGTATCTGATCCGGTGAAGGTGGTTATCGTCAATGCGTTGCTGAAAGTCGGATGATTATTTCCCCGCTCGGGACCGGCGTGTTGGCCCCCGATGGAACGGTAGATGCAAGGGCGCTATTGGCGGTAATGAACGACTTGCGAAACGCGGGGACAACGGTTTGGTATTCCTGCACTACGGCGCAGCGTCCGCGCGATCCGGTGCTGTCGCAGATCATCTTCGACACGACGCTGACGGCGTTCTATTACTGTTCAGCGGTGCGAGCCGGGGCTGTTGCTGCCGTCTGGTCGCCGCTGATCGCTGGCAGTGGTGGCGGACTGTTCATTACCGAGGACGAGGGGACCGTACTAAGCACGACCGTCAATACGATGAATTTTGTTGGGACACGGGTGACGGCATCCGGCGCCAGCAATGTTACAACGGTGACGATACCGGCGCTGCTGACGACCAAGGGCGACTTGATGTCGTTCTCGACGGTCGAGGCGCGGCTTGGCGTTGGGACGGATGCGCAAGTATTGACGGCGGACAGTGCGCAGACGCTTGGCGTGAAATGGGCGAATGCTGCCGGCGGCGGCACGCTGCAATCGCAGGAGTTCACATCAAACGGAACGTGGACGTGGCCGACTGGGGTAACGGCGGCATGGATCACGATGGTTGGTGGTGGCAATGGCGGTAATGGATCGTTTGTTGCTCTTACCGGGGCTGGTGGTGGCAGTAGTGGGGAATTTGCTGTTGCCTTTCCTGTAGCGAAACAGGCGGCTACAGCCACGGTGACAATCGGCGCTGGCG